CGGGCAATACCGAAACGGGTATTACCGTGACTTATCAAGATGCGGATGGAACATTAGATTTTGAAGTCTCGGGAGCCACCGCCTTAGCAGCAGACGATTTAACAGAAGGAGATGCGGCTGTTACACTTTCCACTTCTTCTGGAAATATCACAATAGATGCAACAGCTAATGATAGCGACATTATTTTTAAAGGAACTGATAATACTTCTGATATAACAATGCTTACGCTTGATGGTAGTGAAGCAGGAGCAGCTACCTTTAATGATAAGATTATTGCTACTGAACTTGATATTTCAGGGGATATTGATGTCGACGGAACTGCTAATTTAGATATTGTAGATATTGATGGCGCAGTGGACATGGCAAGTACGCTTGCAGTTGCAGGTGCTTACACTGGTGGCGGTTTAATGACTACAGGGGGCAACATTGTTATCCCTGATAGTGGGTATGTTGGGTCTGCAACAACAACAACTGCCATGCATATTCTTGGATCTGGCGAGGTTGGAATAGGTGCTAGTGCCTACACAGGAGCACAACTCTATTCATATGATAATGGTACAGGAAGTATAGGACTAAGAGTCCACCTAGATAATGCATCGGGTACTCAAATGGGTGCTTATATAACAACTGATGGAGGAGGCGCAGCGCTTACAGGACACACTAACGGGGCGCATTATGGCTTATACGGTCTTTCTGGCGTGTCTGGCTCATCTCCTTCGACGGGTTATTATGGGATATATGGGAAAACATTCCACCCCTCCTATGGAGGCGTCTTAGGGTATAACGCAGCAGGGGATAAATATGGAATTCTAGGTTATAGCACTACCCATGCTATGTATGGAGTCGGGCTTGTTTACTCTTCAGGAGCAGCAACTCACTCTGATATAAGACTCAAAGACATTCAAAGTAGAATTTCTGTATCAGATGGTATTCTTGCAAAAATCAACCAGCTTCAACCAACGTATTTCAAATGGAAGCCGGAATCAGAGCAGGGAAAGGGTGTGTCGGATGAACAAATTGGTTTAATTGCCCAAGAAGTTGAACTTATTTTTCCGCACTTAGTAGACGAGAACGATGTCCCGCAACACGATGACTTGTCAGGAGAGGATACACGAGAAAAAACCTTAAATGAAGAATTAGGGAGTACAAAAGTTGTAGCTTACGAAAAACTGGCTTGTTATTTAACATCTGCGATACAAGAACTTAGTGCTAAAAACGATGCTCTTGAAGCTCGAATAGCCACATTAGAAAGTGGATAATAAATGGAGATTTCTTTTCTTGAAGGGGGTGCAATTACCCTATGTTTAGGTTTATTACTAACTTTAGTAACTTTTCTCCAAAGACTTGTAGGAAATAAACTAAAAGAACTTTACGAAATAAATGTAAAAGTAATAGATAGACACAATAGAAGTGATGAAACAAGTGCAAGAAGGTACGAGCTTACCGTGGAAAAATTAGGAGATTTAGAGCAAGAAATCTCTGACTTGAAAGGAAAAATAAGCTTTTTACAAGGAAGAATGAACGGAGGTCGTCACCAAGGGAATAACAATGGCAGTAGCAGGTAGAAGTGGCTATGGAAGGAGGATGTATGGTTCTGGTCAATATGGACTGCCAGTAGCTGCAGGTGGAGAAGGGGTAGAGGTAGACCCAAAAATAATACAAAGATTAAGAAAACAACAACAACTAATACACATAATAAAAGATGACGAGGAGATCACCGCATTAATTATGTTAGCAACAATGAGAGGCGGCTAATATGAAAGAAGAGGAAAAGCAAATTTATGACAAAATGTTCGAGACATTAGCTACGGAGGGCTGGGGATTAATCCGCGAACGCCTAGTAGAAATGTACGAACAACAAAATAATATAATGTCAATAGCGGACGAAAAAAGTTTTTGGCAGCAAAGAGGGTCATTAGGAATGCTTCATTTAATTATAGAATTGGAGTCGGTGCTTGAAGGAGAATTAGAACGAGCCAAGGAAGATGACAATGATGTTGAATGATTATAAATGCTCTGTTTGTGGACAAATTGAAGAACAGTGGTCTGGACAAAAAGAAAATGAATGTACCTTTTGTGGCGGGCCAGCTAAAAGAATTATTTCAGGCGGGTTTTTCTCATTACCTGGAATAGACCAAGGCTTCCCTACGACTGCCGATAAGTGGGCAAGGAGACATAGAGAAGCAAACAAACCTAATTTAAAAAGATTAGGTATACCATGTTAGTTCCCCTTTAAAAGGGTTAAAACGAGGAGTACCGTATGGCTAATAATATAGTAGACCCCGACTTAGACGACACGAAAGCTGTTGACTATTCTGATCTGACAAGTCGGCTGGAAAGTGAAGAGACAACTAGTAAAGAGGCTGCAGAGCCTGAAGCTCAGAATGCTGAGAGTGCGCTTACTGATAATAATGCAGAAGTTCCTTCTAAATTTCAAGGAAAATCTGTAGATGAAATTTTGAGTTCTTATCAAAATTTAGAGCAACAGTATGGCAAACAAGGTAATGAGTTAGGTGAGCTTAGAAAACTAGCCGATACACTTATACAGAATAATCTACAAGAGGCTCAAACACAACAAGTACAGAATAACGAGGAAGCTTTGTCGGAGGAAGATTTCCACGAAAATCCTTTAAAAGCTGTACGTCGGGTAGTTGAGGAGGCATTACAGCCGATTAAGGGTGCTATAAATCAAACACAAGCGGAAAGTACGCTACAGCGTTTGCAAGCAAAGCACCCAGATGTTGACAAAATTGTGAATGATGCACAATTTCAACAGTGGGTAATGACTAGTTCTCCCCGACAAGACATGTGGCTAAAAGCAAGTAATGGAGATTTTGAGTACGCAGATGAACTGTTTTCACAGTACAAAGAGCTAACTCAAACTGCCCATGAAAAGCAAACAAAAGAAGTCCAAAAAGAACGTGAGCGAGAACTTCAAGCCGCCACGACTGTATCATCGGGATCTTCAGCGGATGCTAGTTCTTCGGGTTTACCGATTTACAAAAGAACAGAGCTTATTCGTTTACAGATACAAGATCCTCAAAGATACGCGGACCTAGCCCCAGAAATTTATAAGGCATACAAGCAAGATAGAGTTAGATAACTCTATACGTTTTAACTTTTAAAGGAGATATAAGATGGCTAATTTTTCAGCCGCAGCGGCGATGAATACCACCACACAGGATAAATTTATTCCTGAATTGTGGTCTAACGAAGTCGTAGCTGCATACAAAAGTAACTTGGTTTTAGCTAACCTGGTTACCAAGATGAATCACAATGGTAAAAAAGGAGATACGATTCACGTACCAACTCCTACTCGTGGTTCTGCTAGTGCTAAAACTACGCGGCAACAGGTTACCTTGATTGCAGCAACGGACTCAGAAATTTCAATTTCGATTGATAAGCATTATGAGTATTCCCGTTTGATTGAGGACTTGTTGGATAAGCAGGCTTTACAAAGTATGCGTCAGTTTTATACTGATGATGCCGGTTTTGCGTTGTCCTCACAAGTTGACAGTGACCTTTGGCTAAGGTGCTACGGACTACAGGGTGGTACTGTTAACACAGTAAGCTCAGGTACGACTGTAGACTTTGGTACTGCGGGTACTGTTATCGGGTCTGATGGGTCAACGGCTTTTAATGCTGGATCAGATAATGCTGCCGCTTTAGCGGACGTAGGTATTCGGAAAGCTATTCAAACGCTTGATGATGTTGATGTTCCTTTGATGGATCGCTATTTAGTGATACCGCCAGTTGAGAAGAAGAACTTAACGGGCCTTTCACGATTTACAGAACAGGCGTTCACAGGTGAAGCTGGTAGTTCTAATACGATCCGTAACGGTTTGATGGGAGATATTTACGGTATTCCGATATATGTATCTACCAATAGCCCAACAGATACGGAAGGTTCTCAGGACGCTCGGTTGTGTCTCTTGGCCCACAAATCTGCGATGGTTCACGTAGAGCAAATGGGTGTGCGTACACAAACACAGTACAAGCAAGAGTTCTTAGGAGACTTGTTTACTGCTGATACCATTTATGGTACTGGCGAGCTTCGTAATGATGCTGGTGTTAAAATCGCTGTTGTTGCTTAACTGACATAATTTAATTTAAGGAGATATATAATGGCTTTATCAAGCACTTATTATGGGCAGTCGGTAACTAAATTTGCGATTGCTTCGGAAACAAAAGATTGGGGTAGTGTCTCAGATGGGGACGAAGCCGCCGAGGAAGTGACCGTAACTGGCGCACAACTAGGAGACTTTGCTTTGGCTTCCATGAGTATAGATACCACAGATATAACTTTGACTGCTACGGTAACAGCGGCTGACACAGTTACTGTAATCTTAGCTAACAATACTGGTGGCGCAATAGACTTAGGGTCTGGTACTCTCTATGTAATGGTTATGCCAAGAGAAGTTATTTAATTTAAACAGATAAGGAGGAAATCTAATGTCTAGATTATCAGGATTTCCTGTTGTCTCTGCAACTTGGGATGCGGGTGCTATTGCCGATGGCAATGAAGAGGCGACAGACGTAACTGTCCCAGGCGCAAGCCTTGGTGACTTTGTTATGTCTTCGTTCTCTTTGGATGTAGCTGATTTAATGCTAACATCGGCGGTTACCGCTGCCAATACAGTGACAGCAGTTTTAGCTAATAACACAGGAGGCTCTATAAACTTAGACTCTGGTACTTTAAGAGTTCGAGTCGTGCCTTTTGCAGATGCTTAACTGAGTAAAGGGGGAGGTAGATGCTCCCCCTTATTTTAAATAGGAGTGGTTAATGTCGCAGACAGTAACAACAGTACTACAGCTAATCAATAAAATCTTGGTTCGCTTACGCGAGTCAGAAGTAGGTACTGTGGATGAAACAGACTACTCCCTTACTTTACTTCGTTTGCTTAATGATGCTAAAAGAGAAGTAGAAGATTCTTTTGATTGGGTAGCATTACAGAATACTATTACTGTAACAACAGCCGCAAGTACACATACTTATGATGTAGAAAATGCGGGGGCAGGTGCTTTTACTAATCAAAGATCAAGACTTATAGATGTGTATAATACATCTACGGATGTCCGGTTAACACCGCGCCCTTTTGAATGGATTAGAATACAAACACAAGCTAATAATGAAGATGAACAAGAACCTTTTGCCTATGCTCATGCTGGTTATAATAATACCCAATCTATGAAGATTAGATTTTTCTTAGTGCCGGATGCAGTCTACAATATGGATGTTGAAGTAATTATACCAGAAGAGGATATGACCACGGAAACAGACTTTACTAAAGTTCCTTGGTATCCTGTTTATTTAAAAGCCTTAGCTTTAGCTATCAGAGAACGAGGAGAAGATGAAGGAGAAGCTTCTTCTGAAATGCAAATGGCATACCAACAAGCGTTAGGAGATGCTGTAGCGTTTGAGCAGAGGCACAAGTGGCAAGCTCAAGGTGGTGGAGATTGGATTGTATTAGGGGACTATTAATTGGCGAGTAAACTACACTCTGTTGTACTTAGAGCACCCGGAATTTACGGATTAAATTTCGAGGGAGAGGCTGTACAAAAGACGCCAGAGTATGCAAAGCTTGCAGACAATGTAGCTTATGATGCTTCGGGTAGGTTATGCAATAGAAAAGGGTTTTCTCCTACAAGTGCTAAAGAAGCAACTACGCTCGGGTCGAACCCAATCACAACGGCTGCATCAACTAACGCGGCAGACACTAATGGTATTTCTGTAGCTCAAAAACCTAATTTACAGTTCAGTATAACTGGGGCTTTAGCTAGTGGGGGTACTGTTACTTTTGCTTCTCCAAGATTTGTAAGTACCACGACTGCCGGAACTTCAGATAGTGGTAAAATTGTTACCATTACGGGGACAGATGTACTTACTAACGCTCTTGAAGAAACAATAACATTAACAGGTTCTGCGGAAACTGTAGCTGGCACTGCGCTGTTTAAAACAGTTACAGCAGTCACTATATCTGCAATGCCTGCTGGTAATGTTGAAATTGGTGTACAAGCTTCAACGGTGTTGACTGTAGCGCATACAGATTGTGGTAGAGCGGTAGGAGATGTAGTTACGTTCAGTGGCTCTGCGGCAGTTGACGGAATAGACGCAGGAGTTATTAATGCTTCCCACACTTTAGCGTCTGTAGCAGCTAATGATGATACTTATACTATAGTAGCCTTAGATACAGTTTCTTCTGGTAGTACTGCTGGAGGAGGAGGTTCTGTAGTAGAGAAGTTTATAGGTTTATTAGATTATCCAGATATTGAACAACTCTTTATGTACAACCACTCTGGAGGTAATAGTTTAATAGCTACCGCAGGTGCTCGGACAGCTTCGGGAGGATCGGCTACTAAAAAGATTTTTAAATTAGATTCGCCTTTTACTGACTTTGAAGATATAACAGGTATCACTGTTAATGGAGGAAATGATTGGCAATTTGTGAACTTTAACGACAAAGTTATTGGTGCAAGGACAGCTAACATTATGGTTGTCGCTACGACAGGTAACTTTGCGGCTATCGGTGCAGCGAGTGGTTCAGTCCCAGACGGTAATATATTACATAGCGCCTTTGGTAGACTTTGGGCACAAAAAGGTGATACAGGCACTGCTCAAAATATAATATCTTATTGTGCGTTACTTGACGAGACACATTGGTCAACGGGTGCCGGGGAAATAAATGTACTTGGAACTGCAGGAGCAGTTGCCCACGGCTATGATAATTTAACAGCTATTTCTTCTTTTGACAGGTTTCTTGTAGCTTTTCTTCGAGATAGTATAGTAATTTACAATAGCCCGGACGCTCCCGGCAGCTTAGGTATAGAGCAAATTATCCAGGGTGTAGGCTGTATAGCTAGAGACAGCATACAAAGGATTGGTAATGACTTATATTTTCTCTCTGCTACAGGGATAAGGTCTTTAAAACAAGTCATCTTCTCTACGGATAAAGTAGAGCTTGCAGAAGTATCAAAGCTAGTGCGTCGAGAGTTGGTATCAGATATGACTTCTGGTAGTGCCTCTGCTATTAGATCAAACTATGACTTAGAAGAGGGTCAGTACTGGCTCAAAGCCCCTTCGGGGAATATCTGGGTTGTAGACATGCACACTTTAGATGAGAAGACACCTGTAAGAATTACAAAATTTGTTAATACTGATTGGTATAGCTTTGCTTATGATGAACAAGAAACTTATATTGGTGCTAAGGGGGGTATAGGTACATATAGTGGCTTTCAAGACACACTTCCTAATTCTGCAGTAGCAACTAGTTACCTTTGTGATTGGGAAAGTATATACGCAGACTTTGATAGTTCAAGAACGAAGATGTTAAAGAAAGTCGGTGTCGCAGTAGAAGGGGCAAGTGGTCAGCAGTTTACTATAAAGTGGGCTACTGACTTTTCTGGAAAGACGGGATCTAAGCAGTTAACTATTCCCGGCGCTGGTACGCTAGCCGAGTGGGGGACTGCTGAATGGAATGTTGCAGAGTGGGGAGGTGGTCTTTCTTTGTCAAGATTGAAAACCTCTGCCTCAAAAGAAGGAAGAGTCTGGAGTGTTGGGTTTAAAATTGAATCAACTGGTAGCGAGATTTGTGTAGAACAGTTGTCACTTTTTATGAAATTAGGACGAGAGGATAGGTAAGTATGAGTAATTATTCACAAACCACAGACTTTTCTGCAAAAGATAGTCTCGCCTCTGGTAACGCATCAAAGGTTATTAAAGGTAGTGACGTTGACACAGAGTTTAGTGCCATAGCTACTGCGATTTCAAGTAAACGAGACTCAACATCTTCTGATATACCTTCAGGTACTATGATGTTGTTTGTAAGGACAGCAGCGCCTAATGGGTGGACACTTTCTACTACTTGGAATAATGTAGTACCTATTATTAAGTCTAGTGTTACAGATGATGGGTCACCAGATACAGCGGGTAATTGGACAGTATCTGATACAGAATTGAAAATGAATTTTCCGTCTACTGCATTTTCTGGGTCTATGCCTTCCCACACCCACGCAGTCGGTAATCTTGCTGCGGGAGCTAGGGTTAATGCTGTAGATAACGCCAATATACTTGATAATGGCACCTGGTTACATGCGGCGCATAATCACGCTATTACCGGAGCTACGGCTGCATCAAATGCTGCCAACGTATCAACTACGGTTACTATTGATAATATTGCACCGGCAAGTGGTACGATGACTAGCGGTAATTGGAGACCTGCACACGTAGAAGTAATAGCTTGCTCAAAAGATTAGGCAAATATGGAGTCTGAGGTTGTTACACATACAAGGTATAAAAACGCTTTTAATTGTAAAAGGTGTCCACAAAGTAGTAAAGAGGATGGATGCCCTGCTTGGTGGGAACAGGTTTGGACAGATAAGGCGAATGGGAATCAAGTAATAAAAAGCGGCTGCGGTTTTACGATGTCACAAGCTTTGATGGTAGAACTTATACAGACTGCCCACAGACCCGCAGCAGAAATTAGTCAAATGAAAAAAGAGGTTGTTGATGGGGTTGAAAGAGCCACAGTCGCTGTGTTGGAGTTTCAACGAGCTAAAGAAGCGGCCATTAGTTCTGGTGACTTGGCAGGATATAACCTCGACCCACGCGGGTTGGTTCGATTCAACGAGTGGGATGACAACAGCGACAGTAAAGACTCCAGGGATAATCTTGGAAAATAATGAAGACTTTTTACTTGTCGTATCAACAGTTGGTTGGCACGGAGAAGAAGGCTTGCTAAGTTTTGATACGGTAATACCAAAAGGGTGTGTAGATAAAATTACAATTTTAAAGAAACTTTGGTGGAGATAAGAGATGACAATTAATTCAGAGGCAGAGTTGCTCAAAAGCTTTGGGAGGTTTGGAGACAACTACCTTGCTCATATAGGCGGTGGTGAAAGAGTCCTTCCTCCCCGAGGCGTACTTCCAGAAAGTGTAGATAGAGATATTAGCATGAGTATGCAAGAAGTAGGGCTAGATCCCGACAGGTATACTGTTGGTTCTGATGCTAACTCTATTAACCCCGTTACAGGACAACCAGAATTTTTTCTAGGGTCTATTCTTCAGTCAGCTTTTGGTGGTCGGAAAGATACAAGTGCATACCAAAGAGCACATGCAGATAGGGCTGCTAGAGCCTACAGGGAGTTTGATGTGACTCCGGGGTATTACAACGACCCTTTTGGGTCTGCTACTGCAGATCGCAGTGGAGTAAGCGCCCAATTCTCTCCAGACCAAGAAAATATATTTAATAGATACACTAGTTTATTTGGAGAAGCTGAACAAAATAGACAAGCACGGGAAGCGCAACGAAGAGATTTATTTGGCGTAGACCCCTCAGTATTAACCGGAGGAAGACTTGACGATTTGCTTACTACTACTATGGAGCAGGGACAAAGGGAAGAAGATTTTGCTACCTCAAATGCGTTATCTAAACTGTTTAATGTAGGCGGCATGAGTTCAGGAACGGCAGCACAAGCTGGAGATCTACATCGTAGACAAGCTAGTACTTTTGCAGACCTCCAAAGACAAAGAATATCAGACTTATTGGCAGTTCAAGGGACTTATGACCAGTACGGAAGAGATTATGACAAAGATATTGCAGGATATGGCAAGGAACAAGATAGGATGATAGAGAGGTTAAGGTTCGGCCCAGAGACTGCCCGGTTATGGAGTGCAGGTTTAACTGAATTAGATTGGGAAAAACTACAAGGAGAGCTTGGTTCAGAGGCTAACATTGCTGCGGCATTAGACGAGCGACGAGCCGCTAAGAGAGGTGGTTGGGAAAGATTTGCACCAATGCTAGATTTCGGGACTATGGTAGCTCTTGGGGGTTACGGAGGCGGTGGTATGCCTGGAGCCTCTGCAGGCGCTACAGCCGGAAGTTTTAACATGGGAGGTGCTCTCGGAGGCGCTTCGCAGTTTGCAGGTAGTTCAATGAACACCAGTGGGCGCACTGGTGGTAATAGTACAGTTTTTGACAAACGCAGGTTTTTCCAAGGAAGCCCACAAAGCCAAGGCGGTGGGCGCTATTATAGTCCGTTGGCATAGAGGTAGATATAATGATTACTAGAGCAGATATACCAAATTTCGTAATGCCTGACCGACGTACTAAAGAAGTTGACGGCCTTGCGCTAGGCAAGGAACTGACGGGTCTCATCAGAGGAGCTAAGACTAGAGGTGCTATAAACAAAGCTTTAGCACAGCATGGTACGTTAGGTACACCAGAAGCTATTGAAACTGTGCGACAAGGTATGGGAACTTGGTTCTCAGATCCTCAAAAGATTATAGAGCTACAAGATACACTTTATACAAGAGAAAAAGAAGGTAGAAAAGAAAAAAGAGACATCAGAAAATTAGACTCAGAGTTAAAGGTTCAAGACCACGCTCTTTTAGAATCTAAAGACAGGATGACCAAAGCCGCAGACACAGCACGCCGAGCGGAATCTACTGCGGACTTTACTAGAGCCTCTAAAACAATAACTAGTAATATATCATCTATTGAAAAAGAACTAGATAGAATATATAAGTTAGCAGAAACCGACCCTAGTATTCTTCAAACCTATGCGGAACATATTGGAGCTTACCAGGAACAAATAGGAGCGTATAATAAGATTTTAACGGAGCTTGCTATTGGGTCTGGCATTAAGGCTGGCGTTGGGACAAGTCAAGCCATGCCTACCCTAAAGCTAGAAACACTAGGGGCCGTGGGTGGGGACGACGACGAAGGACTTCTTGGTACTGGAGGCCCGAAGGATACCACTGTGGATTCAAATGTGCCGTCTGCTGTCCAAAGGCAGAGCATTGGAGAAAATTTAGAGGAGGCAGGGTACTCTCCAGATCTTGAAAAGCTTGTGTACCAGTTAGCAAGCAGAATAGGTATTACAGACGTCCCATTGCTAGCAGACATTACACCAAAAATAATGGAATCTATGTACAACCTTATTCAAGATAGCATAGCACGCACAAAAAAGAATCCTGGCCCTAGAGCACTAATTAGTAAAGTACTAGAGGAGTTAATGCCTTGGAGCGTAACATATCATAAAGGAACCCCTGAAGGAGGTTATCCACAGAGGGAGTACCTGCGTGTTGAACGCAAAGGATCTAGCGAACCAAGACTTTATGAGTAACTGCAAAAGTTATCCAGAGTAAAATATAAATGGTTTCTAAAGTAACATATAATAGTTTAATCAATAACAAACGTTTTGTAAACTCTGCCTATAGGTCTTTAGTTGCTTTGGGCGAGACCCCTAATAAAAACCCTAAAGAGATAGTAGATGATTTTTTAAGTAAAGAAAGATATTTTGAAAATAATTTTGTTACTACGTTAGGAGTTGCTGGTAGTGTAAAAAAAATGTCTCCTAGGCAAAAAGCAGAATTTGGTGCAGCTTTATCATTAGCTAAACAAATACCTGACTTTCATAAAAAAGGAGGAGCACCAGCTTTTGATGCAATAAAAGACCATTTACTTTCTGCGATAGCAGACCCAACTAATATCTTAGGTGCTTTTGCGGGGATGGCAAGCTTTGGGGTAGGGGGTGCAGCAGTATTTGGAGCCAAAGAAACAGCTAAACAAACTACAAAAAATTATTTAAAAGCTAAACTTAGAGCGTCTTTAGCTCCTATGCTTACAGAGTCTGCAGTAACTGGTGCTGGTTCTTCTTTTAGGAATATAAAGAAGCAACAAACCGAAATAGATATTGGTAATAGGACGGATATAGACTTAGGTGAAGCGGCTCTTGTTGGGACTATAGAGGGGCCAGCTTCGGTACTTGCTGGAGGAGCTTTAAGCGCAGGACTAGGCGCTGGTATTAGAACATTAGATAAAACTATTGGAGATACAGGCGCTGCTCGGTGGCTTGTTAACAATATGTTACCGAGAGATGTAGGAAAAGGATTTGAAGTAAGGCTTGCAGAGCAACAGGCAGCAGAGTCAAAAACATTTCAAACGCAAGCTTATGCAATAGGAGAGCAGCTCAACAAAGCTTTAGCTAGGTCTGTAGAAACAGGACGTTTTACCGACATGGAAGAGGCACAAAAATTTGTTAATGACATCTTAGCTCCAGGTGAAAAAAAGCTTAGAGAAACTAATTTACAAGATGCTTCTATACCTACAGAACTTAAAGAAGCTATAGGAACTTCACAAAATTTTATTAAAGATTTGCAAAGGTATGCGCAAAAAACTCGATATCTTAAAGAAGATTTTTCGTCAATTTTTAATGCTGACAAGGATTATGCGCGACAAATTTACGAAGTGTTTTCTGTTTCAAAACGTTCACAAACTTTTGATAAGTTTGTTGAACAGACAAAACAAGGAGGTACTGATGTAGTCAATGATTTATTAACCCACGCAAGAGCAAACCCGGATTGGGTCTCTAAAACTGTTAAGGATTTAAATATTGTTTCTTTAAAAGTTAACGGTCGTAAACATTTTGTTGATCCAAAGGCGTTGTCGGAGGCTTTGAGTGGTACAGAAGGGCTACAGTGGGCAGAAAGTTTAGCTAGAAGAATGTATGAGCCTACGAATGGCAGGGGTTTTAAACTCCAAGGAAATGTTACAGAAGCTCGAAAAGCTATTCCAGAGTTTCAAAAATTAATCTGGGGAAAAAATTACTCCCCTTCTCAAAGATTAGTTTGGTCAGTTGCTGGAATATTAGATTCAGTAGATGGTATAAGGTTTGGAACAAGTCTATCTGATAGTCTTCTTTCTCGAAACAAAGCAGTTAGAGCCACTACACAGGAAGAAGCTGCCGAGAGGTTAAACGCAGCGGCCCAGGCTGCAGGTAAAAGCGAAGGTATACTTGAGTCAGATGTGGTTCGCGTAGTAGGTAGCGGAACTAAAGACAAGTTTGGCCGTGAAACAGAATCGCTAATAGCGGTTGGACCTAATAGAATTACCAGTGATGGGGAACAAGTTTGGATTTCACGGGCAGAAGCTGAACGGCTAGCTCCTGCCGTAAGCCCTTTTTTAAATAAAAACAGATGGCAAAACCCCTATACTAGTGGCACGATTACTCAGCATTTAAGACCCATTGCGCGGTTACAAGGCACGTTTAAACTCGGTAAGACTGTTTACAATCCTATAGCACATATGAGAAATGCTTTAGGAGCAGCGCAAGCATTTGTCGGCTCTGGTGCTTGGGTAAGAACAAGAAAAGAAATACAAGCACTTTCAAAAATGTCTAAAACAGAAAGAGCAGAGCTTATTGAAGGTATTCAACGCTCTGGAATCACAAGTACGTCAGTTGAGCTTGAACAAATATTAACTAGATTAGGCAGAGAAATAACAGAAGACCCAGGTGTTATTGAAAAATATGGTACATTAGGGTTAGCAGGTACGAAAGCAGGTAAAGCTGCTATGAAACTATATCAAGGTACAGATAATATAGCCAAAATATCAACCTATCTTTCTGAATTAGGGGCAGAAAAAGAACTTTGGAAAACACTAACCCCCGAACAAAAATTAATTAAAATTAGGGCATTAAATAAAGGGTTTGGGAGAGGCACTGAGTTAGAAGGTGCGGGGCCGTTAGCTGCGCAAAGAGCAAAGATTGGTCGCGAAGGTTTTTCGGAAGAGAAAGCTATAGCGGAGCTAGCCGCACAAAAAACTTTAAACATTATGCCCGTATACACTAGAGTACCTTTGGCTTTAGAGAAAATGGCTGCAGTCCCTGTTATAGGTAATTTCTCCGCGTATCCTGCAGAAGTTTTTAGGAACGCTTGGAATATTTTTAGATTAGGCGCTAAAGAAATGGAAGAAGGTTATGCCTTGGGAAACAAAGCCTTAATAACTAAAGGCGGTACACGGATGGCTTCTATGTATGGGCTGGCTGCAACTCCTTTTGCAATCTCTCAACATTTAAATTCTGAAAGAAATGACGAACAAAAAGTAGAAAGCCTTAGAGATTTTTTACCAAGTTTTCATCAATATGGCGCTTTGACACTAGAGAATTTAGACCCTAAAACATTAGAAGCTGAGTACCTTACTTGGGATTATTCTAATCCATACCAGCCGCTAACTGCTGTAGTAGCTCCGGTTATGCAAGGAATAGCTGATGGAGCACCAGTAAATGAATTGTTACGAAACCAAGGTCTTGAAGCTGCAAAGGCTTTTGTCTCGCCGTTTACTGATCCTAGTTTAGTCTTACAAGGAGGCCAAGCACTCTTTAATTTAGCAACTAATTTAGATGATCCTAACTATGATTCTGCTAAAGACACAAGAACATTTGTACGCAGTGCTTTACCTTCCTTTGTTAAATTATCTGCAGATGCTACTCGCGCTGTAGGCGCTATGCCAGAAGCTATAGAAAAAATTATGTATCCAAAGGCTTTCGGAGAATACAGACAGCCTCCAAAAGATATATCGGAACTAGGGTCTATCTTACAAAGACAAGGATTTAATCCTGGGGCTTTGAAAACACATAGAATTAATTTAAAAACCTCTTCTGGATATGCTTTGCGAGAGTTAAATAGAAATGCTAACGCTTATTGGAACAAATTTTATAAAACACTACAACAATCTTTACGAGACCCTAATATAGAACTTGATCCTGTAAGTTTACTTGAGGATTACGAAGAAACTTTAAGAGTGCAGTACGCTGCTCAACAAGGTTTAGCAAAACTTTATATAGATTTAAAAAATCTTGTAGGTAAAGCAGCGGCTAGAAAGATTTTCTTTTCAAAAGATTTAAAAGGAGTAGTGCCTTCAAAAGCAGCGTTGCATTCTTTACTTTCTGACACACCAAGAACAAACTTAAAACGCCTTTCAAACCGGAAAGACTTTTGGAAAGTTATAGCAAGAGCACGCAGAAAACCTAACACAGGAGCTTGGAGAACGGAGCTTGCAAGAATTGAGCGTAAGTATAATTTTAAAGACGCTTTTGAAGATCCTATAGAAGAATAGCAAACGAGAGGTTTTCTAATGATGGACTCTTTTATAAGAGCTTATGATGATGTTATAGATGAGGAAACACTACAGAAAATAATAAAAAGGTTTGACGAGATTAGTGAAGTGTCTTCTTTTAGTGGCGAAAGTCAATTTCAATCGTCCCTTGGAAGAAAAGACAGTTCAATAATGATTGAAGACCATTCCCCGCACCTAGCAGGGGTGATCCACAGCCTTCTTCAACCATATCTTGACGATTACTTGTCTTTATTTCCTGGGGGAGTGGAGCTACACCTCCAAGGTTATAACGTTAAGATGCAAAGAACAGAACCCGGAGGCGGCTATCACGTTTGGCACAGTGAGCAGATGAACAAGGCTCAAGCATCAGCCAGACGGTTAGTTTGGTCTTTGTACATGAATGACATAACAGAGGGTGGAGAAACGGAGTTCTTAAATCAAGCTATGCGGGTACAACCCAAAGCCGGTAGATTAGCTATATGGCCTGCAGCTTGGCCTTGGCAACACCGGGGCAACCCGCCATTACAAGGGGTTAAATACATTTGTACGGGATGGTGGTATGCAGTTGCTCACGCCGATTAAGGGTGTTTTTGCTACTTCTGTTGTCGTTGTCTTTTGAGGCCGTTGCTGTTGAGTCCTCTGTACCTACGGCCTGCACCCACGTACTGGAGTTCATAGAGGTACTGGTTCCTGCAAAGAACCGAGAGCTTTTAATCGGACGTTGGAGAGTTTTTTTAGGTACTAAGTTAAGGGCTGGTATAATAACACAAGCCCAATACAATATTCTTAAATCAGAGATAATAGAAGCCCAGAGAATTATCGCACAACTAGAAGCAAAGGGTCACAGGAATAATGCCGTAATAGGTTTAGCATATTTTCACTGTTCTATTTAGAGAAAAGGAGTTGCAGATGCGTTTAAATTTTAATTGGAGAGATTGGCGTAGGTGGGAGTGGGTAGTAGTGGGGATGCTAGCACTTTGCGTTGTGGTGACTTTACGCGGGTGCTACTTAGGATAAGCTTGGTGGCTGTGCGTGGGGGTGGTGATGATTCTATATACTGAGGAACAGCTTCAAATGTTGTATGGTATTTATGCCAAACACCAAAGTAAAGCGGGAATAAGTTTTATGAAATTGGAGGACTTTAGGGATCTTTTTGAAGAGCAGCAGGGTTTTATTTTGGGCGCTATTGACATAAACGAAGCTGCGGAAGACGCTTCTTAACATGATTATTTTCACCGACACTGCAGCTTTAAAAGTACAAGAGGTCTTAAAAGAAGAGGGCGAGGCTAAGTTAAATCTTCGTGTTCTTGTATCAGGTGGGGGGTGTTCTGGATTTAAATATGGATTTACTTTGGACGAAAAGGAAGAGGAAGGGGATTTGATAGTTGAGAATCAGGGAGTCAAGCTCGTTGTGGACCCTATCAGTGCTCAGTACTTACACGGGGCTAAAATAGATTACACGGAGAGCTTTGAATCCTGTCATTTTGAAATTAGTAATCCGAATGTAACTACGACATGTGGTTGTGGTTCGTCTTTCGCTATTTAAAGGAAAGGAGTAAATTATGAAGAAATGGTACAAAAGTAAAACAATCTGGGCGAATGGTTTGGCCGTACTCGCAGTGATTCTTGAGGGTGCTGGTGTTACGAATATTCTGACCCCAGAGGTACAGGTTGAGACTGTCGCAGTGATTATGGGTGGTGTGAATCTAGTACTGAGGTTCGTCACGGAAGACTCTATCTCAACTTGACTTGGACTACACTTGCTGTCTTGGTGGCACTGGCAGGGGCAATCTGGATAGGCCGTAGGTGGGAGCGTGAGACCACTCGGGCAGAAACTGAGCGCCAAAGGAGGGGTATTCAAACACTTGTTAACAAAGTACGCAAGGATGTTGCTGAGTATGATGATACTGAGCTTGATGCCGGGTTGCGCGATCCTGCCAGAACTCGCCCTGGGAGGGGTTAATGCTGCCTCTGCATTCTGGTCTTACCGCGCTGCCTCTGCTGAAAAAGTGCAGGTGCTCACTAAAGACTGTGAGTTCACCAAGGCTATTTACCTTACCGAGAAAAGTATTTCCGGCATCGCCTTAGAAGATAAGCGGAAAATCGTGCTGCACAATAAATCTGTAGCAGCCGTTTGTGGTGAAACCGAGTAATTTGGACTCGGTGAAGACCTCTCATTCACCCGCTTCGGCGGGTGTCTTTTGTGACATCTCGAAAGATTACAACTCGCAGCTATCTGCGCTACAAGTCAATTCCGTCTGCTAGATATTGCAAATTTCACAAGTTCCCGAAGTTTCTTCATGGGCTTCATATTTTATATTTAATTCCCTCTCCAAACCTCTTATAATTTCAAGTTGTTTTTTTCCAAACTCGGTACTAAACTCTTTGGCTTGTATTTTTTTTGGAAGATAACAAACAGGGATAACACCCCACCCTATTACTGCCTTCATCGTACAAAGGATTGTGGCTCCACCCGTAATTTTTAATGTGTTGAAAACAATCCTCTGTACTCCAATCTATAATTGGAAACCTTACATTTATATTCCTATTTGTTTTTTTCGGAACCCAAGAAAAAATTTCCCTATAATCATGTATATCCGCCGAGTCTAGCTGTCCATATTTTTTTCTCCGTTGCCAAGATTCATCTGACCTAATACCTAACCACACTTGGCCTTTCCTGTCCTCAGAAAATCCATTTTCGTTATACCAGCGCCCTGTTGCTCTTTCCTTATATCTAGCAGTACAGAACCTCATTCTTCTGTTAGGAAACTTCCCTGCCCTTCTTACTAAATCAGGCATACTCGGAGCTTCTTTGAAAAAAGTATGATGAATTTTGATCCCAGAAAGTTTTTCCATATATTCCAAATACTCATAAGTTTTAGGGTTATCCCACCCTGTATTACAATGTAAAGGGATTATTTTTTTCTTATCAAAATTTTGTAAAGCGAGTATGAGAGTAGCAGTGCTATCTTTTCCTCCAGATACAGGAACAATAATCTCCCTATCAGTGGGAACATGAATAAAAGTTCTTTGGTTAAGACTAAATTTTAATTGTTTCATATTGTTACAACTCGCAGCCATTAGCACTGCAGGCTAGTTCAGGTTGAACAGAGGTGTTGTCTTCATTCTCGTAGTCAACTAATTTATCCCAATCAAGCTTCGTTGGCATAGCCTCACTTAACGAGAGGTACATCTCCTTACTTATCTCTTCATAAGGTGCTTGCTGATATGTGTGTCCACTCTTGGGTAGGAAAGCTATTCCGCTCATAGTATTGAAGTTATCCCACACGTAGTTACACACATTCAAAAACTCATCTTCTCCGTAATAAATAGTGACAGAAGGTTTGTGTTCAGTGTAGTAATCATTGTATAGCTGCCAAGTCTCAAGCTGATCTACCGCACCAACATCGTTAACACAAACGCTTTTACTAGGAGATTTAGTAGGGAAAGAAAAGACCACGTTCTCGCTGTTCAACTGGTCGTTTTCCCAAGGCACTCCGGCATCTTTTAAAAACGCTGTTAAAGGATCTTTTGTATCACTTCGCACTCTCCGCACATAGTAGGGGGAGAAGCGCGGGTGTATGCCAGAAGCAGTATCACAAAGTTGTGACACCGTACCGCTTGGTTTGACGCAGGTAATAGCGGCTGCTTTGTTTATACCCAAAGCTTCGGCGAAAAGTTCGTTGTATTCAATCGAAGTCTCTTTTAATGTCTCCAGCCCTTTGAGGAGTTCATCTTCTTTAACGGTTGATAACCTATGCCCACTAAGAAGGGGGTGGTCGCAACAACCCGTTAATGATACTCCAAGTAGCGCCTCTTCTTCACAGTTAGTCTTCCACCGCTTAGAGATAAATTTGAAGTCAGTGAGAGAGGCTTGGAGAGTGCCTATAAGGGTCGCATACTTAATCTTATCCAGTAGGTCTTTCCAAGTGTCTTTTGGCCTGACAACGACCTCAGTGAGGTTACAGAACTGTGCTGGTCTTAGGAGGATCTCGGAACAGGGGTTACAACCCCACTCTTGGTTCTCTTCTCGTCGGTGCTCTACATACTTTGTTCTGGCCGCTTCTCTATTGAAGATCCCACGCTCTCCGTTTTTGTCTCTGTAAAGCGAAACCATCTCTGACATAAAGCTATCCACATCCGGTTTGCCGGTATAAGCAACAGAGTTATTTGCCAACCGTCGTTGCGGTGCTCCACCTTCCTCTATAGGGTTCCACCACTGCCCTGCTTTTGCACCTCGCAGGCGGTCATCAGATAAATTGCTGAGTGAGATGAGGGCGCTTCGTCGGACGCCTCCAACAACAACTATGTCGGCAATTTTGCACACAACATCATGCACCTCTAGCGTTGTAAGTTGTCTGCCAGAAGCGTTTTTGAAAGTCTCTACGGTGTACTGGAATAAATCATTTAACGGTGCGGGACCAGAAGCTCTGCCACCAAAGGTTCTAAGTCTGCTCCCTGCAGGTCTAATTTTTCCTAAGTCCCAAGAGGGTACTAAACCCCCGTACAAAAGGGATACTAACTCCCTGTAGGCAGACGCCCACCCTAGTTTGCTGTCCCTTACGGTAATAACAGTGTCAGTAGTGCTCAACTCGTCAGGGAGCGAGGGTAGCTTATTGACGTAAGCCCGTTCTACAGAAAAGCCCACACCTGTACCACACATTAATACATAAACAATTTCAGAAAATACTTTCGGGTCATCAACCGGAACATAGGCGCAGTTGTACCCCGCTACATTATGGTCTTCTAAAGCTTTCCCTGCAGACATCATAACTCTCATAGAGGGCATGACATCCATTCTTCGCACAGCCTCTAAAGCTAATTTAAGCTCAGTTCTTAGGACTTCGTTTTGAGGGATTCGAGCATCCCAAAACTCCCCAACCCTGTCTACAGTTTCGTCCCAAGTTTCTCTACGCCCTAAGTCTTCTCGATACCTGGCGTATCTGGACTTGTGTATATACTCTTGATACAGGTTCATCCAAGCTCCTCGTAAAGTTTCTTTAGTCGGTTGTAAGTAATCTTAAAATTCTCTTGGTCTAGCTCTCTACCGGAGCGTGTTACCGTATAGTGAGCACTCTCAATAACACTAGTCGCTAGGAACAGGGTGTTCTTCTTGGTCGCGGAAACGTTTTCTTTTTTCTTTTTCCCTGTCATATTTTTTGATGTCTGGGACAATTCTTTGCCGATACTTTGGTGTCCTAACTTCTTTCGCGTAAGGGTCACGCCGTTTCCTCCTCTTCTCCACCTTCATTTCCGTTCTCCCACAAGTCAAATCTGGCTTGTTTCTCTATAACCTCCTCCAAGAAAGCATACAGTAGGCTTTCGGAAGTTATGTCTAGGATCTCCACGATAAAGTCTGGATCATACCTATCCGCGATGCGTTCTACAAGCTCTTCAACGGTTAAGGTCATCCAGACTCCTTCAGAAGATATGACATACTTACCTCCATCAAGTCGTAATCTCCCTGCTTGACTTCGTGTTTCATAAGTATGCCACTCCAAGATTGCGCGTTTTTCTGCGGCCCAAGGTACGGATGGTAATCTTGATAGAAGCGTCCGCACACAAGCCCACGCCGTCTTTGTCCATTGCATGTATAAATTTCTCCTGTTTGCTTTTGTTGTTGGTGACCCATAGTAAAGCTGTGTCCAAGGTTCTTTAGCTTATTCTCTATTGTACCCCCGATAGGGTTAGAGAGTAGGCTGCTTGGGTTAACAAAGTAGTGGCTGTAACATATTCCGTTTAGTTGAATGACTTTCAAAAACGGGTGTGTCTTTACCCCAAGGTCATCAAGGGGGGAGAGAATTAACTCTTCAAGAGAAAGATACTTACCTAACATTCTCGTCACAGCACTATCTGCTGCTCTGGTAATACGGTCTTCGTGATTCCCAACACAGTAGTGTATCTCCGGGTCGTAGTTTCTAGCACGGACAGCGGCAAGGAATGTTTTCATAGCGTCCCAACCAGCAGTTAGGTCTGCGTGTACGTCTTTTGTTTCCCACCCCTTGTCTCCCGGCCTATCATAACTAGACAAGGACGGCATATCCCACCAATCACCTATGATAATAATCTTATCCGGCTTGTGTTTTCTAAGATACTTGCCTGCAGCAAGTAAGTGTCCTGTCTTACTACCAGGATAAATTTGTGTGTCTGGAATCATCGCGTGTTTCATATGTTAATCCCTGTAGCCGGGAACATGTCCTATAGTACTCATGTATGAGTGTCCTGAGATTGGGTCATAAAGAGCATCGTAAAGCCCTTCGCTCATGTGGTGAAGTCCTGTCAACGTGTAATCGTCTTCAACCTCATACCAATCAAACGTAGTATAGACTCGTATGTCTACAGAAAGGTTCTCCAAATCTTCAAGAGTCTTCACAAGCGTCCTGACTACGGATTTTCTTACCCACTGATCCTTTGGGGGTTCCCACAACTCTTTTGCGGTAAACTTCTTGTCAAAGTAAGGAGAATCGAGAAATTGAAGATCGTTGAAGGTTAGTTCCGTCACTAAGTAGGCTACTAACTCTTCTTCCGTGTCAAAGAGTTCTAAATCTTCTTCTGGAGGGGGCCACCCCATTTCATCAAGACAGTTTTCTTCATCTTTATAAGTGAGCAAATATTTCATGGTAATCTCCTATGTATTTAACCACTCCTTTGGAAGCTCAACGCCTGTTGCACATATGATCCCCTGAGCTTGGCACCATCCGGTATAAGTTTGGCGGTGTTTCTTCGTAAGCCAATTGTCATACATGAAAAGCATCCTGAAATTTTCCAACGTAAGTTCATTGTCACTGCTCAACACAGCTAACGTCTTGGTTCTGCCTGACCCCGGCCATCTCCCCTTAGCCTCTATCCAAAGCTTTTGCTCAGGGAGCCAAAAATCGGGAAGATACACTGAGCGCCTACCGACATACGAAGACGCACAAGAAAGGCAAGTACCTTGGTGTACTGGGTGCAAGTACGAAATCTTCTTTGGTTCGTACTCAAAAGCGACACCAGACTGCTCTAACCAAAGAGCTATATTAAATTCAAACCTAGACCTATACGGTTTTATACTAGACTTTGTGGGGACACTCGTCTGGGATTTTACGCCATATCCAAAGGAGGTCGCAGTTTTTGTTGTATTCCTTTTCCCAGACATCTCCGTGATCCCGTTGATAATATTTTGTAACGATCTTCTTCGCTTCTTCGTCGGTTGTCTTGTTAGGTATGTATTGCCGGGACTTGACTTTCCCTATACCAACGACCCCTTTGATGTTGTCTACGGAGTCCCCTTCTAACATCTGTCGCCAAAAAACTAAGGTAGCCTCCTCCTTAGAAATCTCTATTAGCTCTTGTTTGACAAGGTTGTAATGCCATCCAGCTAGTTGTGTCAAGTCTTTGTCAATAGACACTATCACCGGCACTAAACCCTGTTGAATAGCGTCTGTTTGTGCGTGTCCGAAAAAATCGTCCGCCTCGCAACCTTGTGTGCGGTAACCCGCGTGGTGTTCCACTAAGTAATCTATCAAACCTGGAAGGTGGCTAGGCTTGTGCTTAGGGTCACGGTTAGCCTTGTACTCAGGGTCAACTTTAATTCTGAAGTTAGGTTTTTGATCGTTCCCCGAGAGAAACGTCACGTAGTCACTAACAGGGACGCTCCGCGCCTCCCTTAAATATTCTAAAGATCCGTCGATCAGGGACTTGGCGTTTTGGAGTGCGTGTTCCAGCGGTTCCAAGTTCCGTTGATAGTCCAAATGCTCCTTGTCTACCGCCAACAAAGCTTCTTTTTTTGTACCAAAAGAAGAACCCCCCGCTTTTGGGGGGTTACGTGTATCAAAGTAGACCCGCTTCTCAGCGGCGAAGCCAGCACGGTAGGCGATAATATCACCATCAAATAAAGCTATTGTGTCTGGCACGAGCTTGACTCCCTTTTAAGAAGCTGCTTTTACAAGTTCAACAGCAGCCTCCTTCCAATCCGCAACCGTTGGTTCACCTTTCTCCTGTGCTCCACCCTCCTCAAGCTCAAGTTTTTCTGAGTCTCCTGATGTCCAAGCCACGAACTCCGCAGCAGTTTCTAGCACTGCCTCAACCGTTAAGTCACTATTGGGGTTGTTTGCCGTGAAATTGACCGCGTTAGTCAACGCATTCTGTCGGAGGATCAACCATTCTCTTGACAAGCTCGGACTCGATAGTGCATCTGCGCCGG